CAATTAGTATAGGTGAACTCAATACATCAAACAGTATCAAAAATAAATCAACACTGACATCCACTATGGAATCAATATTGAACTTCTTTTTGATTTTTTGCCACATCAGTCAGATGAGAACATGCTGATCAGTTCTGGACCAAAACTCCCTGCTGCCCAACCTAGTGCTACAATAGCAATCACACCCATAACTAGCCATTTCATTTTGAAATCGTCTACGTCCATGCGTAATGCTACAAGTTCATTTCCAAGGATTCGAACACTTACTTCGAGTTTTCCTTTATCGTCTTGTTCTGACATAATAATGACCCTCTCTTATTATATGTGTATTTATTGTTATAGTCACAAAAAAAGAGCCCGGTGGACTCTTTTTAAGCGAACGGCGTATAGCCTATCCCGTTTATTAGAAACTAAAACTTACACCAACTGTTGGAGTAAGATCTTCTGAATCTAGGTTGTAGTTTGCACCTGCTGTAACTTCAGCACCGCCGATTGCATAAACATACTCACCACCTACGTTTTGTAGCGTGTCATCTTGGTCGCCGTTTAGGTATGCTGTGATACCACCTGTTTCAACTGTACCTTCGAAGCCAATGTTTTCAGCGTCTAGATCATATGAAAAAGCACCGCCTACTAAAATTGAACCTAGTGTAAGACCACTAACACCTGCACCTAGTACAGTGTTTTCTGTGTCCATATTATAGTCACCTGCTGCTGTTACATCAAGACCTGCTACACCCAATGTGTATGCACCTTGAATGTTGCTGATGTCTGTTACATCTGTTGTCCAGTCTGTAAAGCCAATTGCAACTTCTGCTGCACCTGCTGTTACTTTGACTGATTCAGTCATTGCTGGTGCTGCTAGTGTGTGGTTGCCTTCTGCATCTGGCATAACACCATTGTCGTCACCAATTGCGATTCCAATAGCGTTTACAGTTGTACCAACTGTCCAACTATCAAGGACTACTGAATTTCCATCTGTTGCTGAAAAATCTAAATCGATATCTGCTGCACCTGCAACATCAATACCTAAGTCTAGACCCATTGCTCCACCCCAGTCGTCATTAGCGTCTTGGGTAAAATCTAGTTCTACTTCACCTGAAATAACTGGTGTTACTTCTTGTGCATAGGCTGATCCTGCAAATAAAAGTGCTACTATAATACTAAATACTTTGCGCATAATATTTTCCTTTATTTGTTATGTGTTAAAATAAGTGGGCAAGAAGAACCATTTCTTGCCCACGTTTTATTTATATAAACCTCATGCTGCAACTGCACAATTAGTAAACCAATATTTACATTTGTTGCAAATATACAACACTATCCGCCTACATAAATTTTCTTCTTAGGACGATACCAAACTTTTTGTTCGTGTAATCTCCCTAATAAATTTTGTATGTCTCGCATCTCTTGTTTAAGTTCTGCGTGGTCTTCACCTTGCATCAAACGCAACCCTCTGCGTCCTGCTTTTGCTGTAAGAGCTTTTTCAATTATGTCAATGTCTCTTACAGTTAGTTCAAACTTTAGATTTGGTTTCATTCAACATCTCCCTCGTTATTTTGTTTGCTGGCATACAAGCAACTTTAACTATTGTATCATTAAATCCCGCAACATTTATAACTTCTATAGCAAGTCTGTCGCTGTTAACAGGATCATTTATATAGGCTTTGCATTCGTTCTGTGTTTCAAACGGCAGAGTCTTTAGTGCAAAAGGTTCTGCTTCCAACATAACGAATACAATAAGCCACTTCATTGTTGTATCCATTTTACTTTTGCATAATGAGCATCTAAGTAATCTCTGTAGTCAATTGCATCAAGCACATTATCAAACACTTGTGACACTGTCTTGTCTTTAAAATATCCTACAATTTTAATCATTTTCTGTCCTTTAAGATTTTACTCATTACATCCGATGCTGTATGTGTGAAAAATCTAGGAGCAACACTGTGAATGATAAGTGCAGGCACTAACAGTTGTAATTTCACTGCGGTTTTTAGTGCTACTGCCATATGTTGTAGACCTGTTTCGCCTACTTCATCTAAGTGTGCTTTACATTGTTTACTAAACATTATGTTCTGTTTCCTCTTAGTGCATTGCGGAGGTAATTCTCTGTGCTAATGCTGTCATGGTAGTTCTGCCAACAACTTTTTAAGTTTCTTTTTTGACTTGCCTTTTACTTTCGCATCACGGATAGCATCTACACCTTCTTGTGTCAGATCGCCTACAACTACAATGGCAATCATACCCATTGACTTGTGTGGTGTGCATTGATACAAGTAGACACCCGGTGTGTCAAATGTGTATGCGTATTCTTTTGATAGTTTTGATTTCTTTGGTGCTTCCCAACCATCTGGGCCAGCAATAAATTCTACGTTGTGACCCTTTTGTGTTGGTAGCCAAGTAATGGTGTCACCAACATCAATAGTCGCAATGTCTTGTGAGTACACCATCTTAGCGCCATCGTCACGTTTGTTCAACATATCAATGGTAATGTCTTCTGCGTGGGCAGTACCCATGCCAATAGCAATCAAAATTGCCGCTAGTGTAAATCTCATTTTTTATCCTTTACATTAAGATTTGAAGGAGAATATTGTTCTCCGTTATAACCTGAACCAGTTGCATTAGGTCCAGTTTCCACGCCCGAGTTGCAAGCAAATACAACAACACATAAAAATAGAGCACTCCACAGTGTAGCACGTTTACTCCAAAGGATAAATCCATCCATTGCTTCTTCGGCTTGCTTTTGTGCTGCTGCTCTTACATCATCACTCATGCTCACCACCAACACCTCTGCTGTTGATTACATTGTCTTTTACAAAACGGTTTACAGTTTGTGGACGCTTGTCTGCTTCGTTCATTGTCACTGCTGTGATAAAAACGCCTGCTATCAAACTTACGTGGAATATTGCACTAATGCCAAATGCCATATAACTGCCAATCATAATAGCAAATAATCCACTCCAAATAAATGCTAGGCATTGAAATATCATGTGTGCAACTCTTGGATCTAGTTTACGCAATGGTGAGTTTTCAATAGTCATAAAACTTGACCACATAAGTCCTAGTTCGCTGCGAAGTGAAGTAATAGTTGTTGCCCAACCAATGGGCTTTGGTTTCTGATTCATACTAATCTCCGTGTGTCTATGTAATAATATATAGCATGTTTACAGTGTAATGTCAACCTGACTAGGGTGTGTTAAATTGTAGCAGTTATTCTATATTACGAACTTGCTTTCCACTTTGACACATTTTAACACATAGAGGAGGAGGATTATCACTATTCCATGATTTTTTACAACAATGATTTTGGTAGTAATCATGACTTACAATATCATATAAATCATGGTAATTTAAGTTGTTCCAATTAGGATCTTGCTCGAAAGCCTTGTTCAATGCTTCGTCGGACATTAAAGTGTTATCTTTATCTTTAGGATGTTTATAACTTTCTACCAGGTAATGACAACAAGGCCATAGTTTTC